CCTATCCCCTGTGTGCCTTGGCAGTCTCAGCCTCTCTATGGGCAGTCGGTGATATCCGGGGTGATGAAACGTGCACCCTGGAGGCCATCAGTGCAAAAACCGGCGCGCTTCCCTCGACGCGCTGAAGAAGCGCTCAGCGGGCGAAGACTGGACCGACCTGCGCCGAGCGTTCCGGCACCAGACCGACACCAAGCTGCAAGAGATCGACGCAGATCTGAAAGCCGAAGTCCGGGGGCGGCACGCGAAGATCGGCAAAGCCGTGACGATGCTGGCCGTGCGGGCCATGGCGCACCAGAAGCCTGAGCACATGGACGCCATCGACGTGGCCCGCTTCCTGAAGATCGGGACTGACATCGAGCGCAAGGCCCTGGGCATGGAAGAGGTCAACGTCCGGTTGGGTCGCATCAAGTCACCGGACGACCTGGACAAGATGAGCGAGGCGGAGCTGTGGCAGATCGCTGGGATGCTGCCGCCTGAGGGGGATGACGATGACGACCTCTAGCCGGTCCTATCGTCCCTCGCGCACGGAAGTCATGCAGGCCATCGCCCGCAAACGCCTGCGCCAGAGCGGGCAGTTGAAGGACAAACCGACCGGCAACGAGCAGGAACGCTGGACCGCACGCTACGCCCAGGACCTGCCGGGCTTCTGCCAGCGCGCACTCGGTATGAAACCCTGGCGAGGCGTGAACGGCTTCCCCGGGCAACTCGAGGTGCTCGAAGCAGTGCAGGAGAGCGTCACGCGGCAGCTCGCGGGTGAGGAGGACGTGCCGTACATCTTCGTGGTTGAGGCGCCGCACGGGGTCGGGAAGACGTACGGGATCGAGGCGCCCACCATGGCCTGGTTCTACCGGTGCTTCGCACCAAGCGTGATCCAGAGCACCGCGAACAGCGTGCAGCAGGTGCGGGACGCACTGTGGAAGGACCTGCGTTCCCACGTGCAGACGCCCGGAACCTGCGGCGCACGGTGATGCCGGGCCTGCTGCCCAGGGACATGCGGGCCGAGCAGGCCGCGAATCACTTCGCGATGGGCTTCACGACCAGCGACGCGGGCGGGAGCGGCACGGAGCGCGCGCAGGGGCAGCACAACGACTTTCACCTGTGGGTGTTCGACGAGGCGGAGGGCGTGCCGACCTTCATGTACGACGCGGTGAAACGCCAGCTGACCGGCAACCGGGTCCGGCTGTGGTTGATCATCGCGAACCCGAAGACGAGCAGCAGCGACTTCCAGGAGATGAAACTGCACCCGCTCGCCCGGGTGTTCCGCATGAGCCTGCTCGGCTTTCCGAACGTCTGGAACGGCAGTGACGAGGTGCCGGGCGGCACGAAGCGCAGCGTCTTCAACGAGTGGATCGAGGACCAGCGGACGTTCGGCTGCGAGGTGGTGCCGGAGCACGACGAGGCCCGGCACACCTTCACCGTGCCCTGGGACGTCCCCAGGTCCGGTGGCGGCTTCCACCCCGCCGGGACGATCTTCGCGCCAAAGCGCGGCTTCCTGTACGGCGCGCTGGGCATCCCGCCGAGCGGCGGCGGGGGTGACACATTCATCAGCGCGGGCCGCTACGACGCCTGTATCGGGCGTTCGGTGGAACGGGAAGACGAAGAGGAAGTGCGAGCGGCACCCATACAGGCCACCCTCACCGGTCGGCCCCTCCGCCGCCTGATCAAGCGCTTCCAGCTCGGGATCGACTGCGCCCGCTTCGGCGATGACGCCGGCACGCTCTACAGCCTCTTCGAGCGGGTGCTGCGCTTCGAGGACGCAGTCCAGGGCGCACAGGATGCCGACGAGATCACCCGCACCGACCGCTAACGTCGAAGCTGCCCGGAAGGCCCTGAGGCGAGCAGCCACACAGGGCGCGACGGCCGCCAGCATCCGGGTGGACATGGCCTACGGCGGCGGCATCGTGGACGCCCTGAAGAAAGACGAGGACCTGCAGACCCTCTTCCCGGACGGGTATCACGTCTACGAGGTGCCGTTCGGGGCCTCGCCAGTGGACCGCGAACAGTACGCCGACTTGGTGACCGAGATGTATGCCCTGGCCGACGAGGTACTGAGCGTCACCCGGATCGAAAACGCCGGGCTGCTGCTCAAGCGGGACCTGACCGAGCGCAAGTACGGGTACGTCACGAAAGGCGACCGGGACGTGAAGAAGCTGGAACAGAAGACCAAGTTCAAGACGCGCACCAAGGGCCAGAGCCCCGACGACGGCGACGGCGCAGTCCTGGCCCTGGCCCCGGAACGGCTGTTCGTCCTGCCCGGCACCAAGGCCTACAAACCGCCGACCGGCAGCGGGGTGGCCATCGACCTGCAAGACCTCAACAAATCCAGCAGCTGGCGCACGAGGAGGTGAACCCTATGGCCAAGATCGACCTGAGCATCATCGGTACCACCGGCAACAGCGGCGCATGGTACGACCGGGAACTGCCTGAATTCGGACGCAGCGCCATCGACCAGTACACCGAACTGCGCGACCACAGCAGCGTCGTCGGCGGCGCCTTCTTCGCCCTGGAGAGCTTCTTTCGGCGCGTCACCTGGACGGCCAGGCCAGCAGAGAAACCAGACGGACCGAAAGGCAGCTGGACGGAACCCCGTGCCAAGTACTGGGCCGCCTTCCTCGATCAGTGCCGGGAGGACATGAGCCACACCTTCCCCGGCCTGATCGCCGAGGTGCTGACCATGCTGCCGTACGGCTGGAGCTACTTCGAGGTGATCTACAAATACCGGCGAGGGCCAGATCAGCAGGACCCGCGGTACCGCAGCCGGTTCGCAGACAACCTGATCGGCTGGCGGAAGATAAGCCTCCGGCCGCAGAACACGCTCTCCCGCTGGGCTATGGACGGCGACGGTGGTATCCAGGGCATGTTCCAGAGCACTGGCCGCGGCGAGGTCTTCATCCCCATCGAGCGGGCCCTGCACTTCCGCACCACCGAGGCCGGCAACCACCCCGAGGGCCGAAGCCTGCTGAAGAACGCCCGTCGCCCCTACTACTACCAGAAGCGTCTGGAGGAGTTCGAAGCGATTGGCGTCGAGCGCAATCTTACCGGCATCCCGCACATTCAGGTGCCGCCCGAGTACCTCGCGGCAGACGCCACACCTGAGCAGAAGTCGATGCTGAACTTCCTGATCGAACAGGGCAAGGCCCTGCGGCGTGACGAGGCGGGCATCCTCGTCACGGCAGCCGAAACGTACATCGAGACGGTCGTGGACCCGGTCACACGCTCCAGCAAGCCGGTCCAGCTCAACACCGGGTACAAGTTCAGCACCATCGGCTCCCCAGGGCCGATGGTGGACGTCAACCCGATCATCACCCGCTACAAGCGCGACGTGGCGGTGACGATGCTCGCCAGCTTCCTGATGCTCGGCATCGACGGCAAGGGAAGCCTGGCCCTCAGCACGGACCTGACCGATCTGTTCGAGCTGGCTGGGGCAGGCATCCTCGACGGCGTGGCGGCCACCTTCAACCGCTTCGCGGTGGCGCAACTGATGCAGCTCAACGGGGTACCGCCGGAACTCTGGCCCACGCTGGAGCACGGCGGCCTGAGCGACGCCGCTCTCAAAGGGCTGATCACCTCCCTGAACGGCCTGCTGACCAGCGGCGGCATCACCCCCGACGAGAACCTGGAAACCGAACTGCGCGAGAAGCTCGGCCTGCCGAAACGAGCCGAGACCGCCAACCCAGATCCCGCCGTGCAAACCGGGTCAGGCAGCGGGGACGGCACCCCACCCCAGGCCGGGCAACCGCCCGGCCAGCAGCAGGCGCTCGTCTTCGACCACTCGTTCTAGGAGGTAAGCCCATGTACAGGAAACCCCACCTGCTCACCCTGGCCGCCCTCGGCCTCACCAGCGCGGCCGTCGCCGAGATCCCGAACCTCAGCTCCCGGCAGACGCCGCTGCAACCCCCGACCCCCTTCACCCCACAGACCGCCAGCTTCCCTGCTCCACCCCGTGACCACTTCGCCGAGCGGCAGATCCAGGCCAGACATCAGGCATCACCGACTGCCCATAGAGAGGCTGAGACTGCCAAGGCACACAGGGATAGG